CCGGTAAGTACAATCGGTACATCTACAGAATTTCCTATACCATCCATATCCTTAATAGGACGGTATATTCTGGAACAAATGTAGGGAGAATTTGTTCAAATATCTGTAGAGCTTCATCTTGGGTTTTAGCAAGAATATTCAATTGCATCCCAAGAGTGTATGGAACAGATTGGCGTAAAACGCCTTTACTTAATTCCGTACCCGAAACATCAAACAATTTAGAATTACTTTTATTTAAAGCTGACGCAGAATCTCGATCTATTGACGTAATCTCAAAGCTCATCCTTGGTAGTTTAATTGCTAATTTTTGATCTTCTAAATCAGCATCTTGCTGTATACGAGCAAGAAATTTACTTTTTGGGCCATATGCTAGTGGCACGCGAGTTTCGCTTGTTCCTTTACGAACAATCTTAAGATTATTAAAAATCGTTCCAAATACAGCAACAGACTTCTTTAGCGTCTGATTATAGAAATGTACTCCGTCTAACATATTATATAATATCTACTTCTCCAAATGGGTTAATTTCTGTAAAATCTATAAAGTTATTTCCAATTGACTCAAACTCTTCATTGTCTGCAAACTTATCATTTGTATCAATTGGCGTAAATGTATCTTTTAGTGTAATAGCGTATGAAGCCGCAGATTTTTCACCAATTAAATTACCAACTATGCCATCTGTAATACTAAACGATATATTACTATTATCACTTGATTCTATACCAACTACATCAACTTCGTTACTTCGTACTTCAGCAATTTCTCCAGATATAGTAATATTAGGACTTCCACTAATTGTTTGTGTAATATCTTCGCCAACAATGAATGAACCAGAACCAGCTCCTAAAGTAAGTGTAGTACGAGTAGCAAAATTTGTTTCGAATGAATCAACCTCTTCTATACCAGTATCAATAGCTTCATTACTATATTCAAATAGCTCACACGTAAGTTTATACGTTGGCATATTTTGCAGTTGATAGAACGGTGTATCACCATCAACATAACGGATTTCGAATAATCCTTTAACAAGTGGTAAATAAATTAAGTCTCCCTCATTTGGGCGAATAAGTTCATTTGGATCATTACCAAATCTACCAATTAAATTATTCCATCTCTTACGAGAAAGAACAAAACTAATTTGATTCCTAACCTCTAATCCGAACTTACTTAATAGATTTCCGTCACCTTCATAACCATCAACACTATCAACATACATCTCAATCATGTATGCTTCACCGAATTTACTTAATAAATCTTCGTTAAAAATCGAGTCTTCATTAACAATTGTTCTTGGTATATAATAGCACTCATGACCATATATACGAAGACTCTCTATGATAATATCTTCATAAAGATGTTGCTCGTTCTGAGTACCGTGTGAAAAATAAACGTTTCGTGGCATAATACATTATCCAACAAAAAAGTCAGTCGGTTTCTCATAAGTTAGTTGCATCGTTTCTTCGATCTTTTCAATATCTTGAGTAGCATCATCGTATATTTGACGGCCATTGAGTGTTACTCCACCAGGCAGTTGCATTCCTTCAAACTTAATAAGATTTAATCCCCACTGGCGTTTAATAAGAGCAGTAAGATATTTCTTTAAAAGCATATCATTGTAAATATCAGTATATGTATCGGGATCTAAAACTTCGTGCCCTTCAACAATTATATAAATTCCTTCTTCTAAATCATCACCTTCGATATAAATTCTATTTTGGTGACGAGAAAATGTACTCCTTTGACTCATTCCATTAATCTTAAGATCAATAAGAGACATATATTGCTTAGTCATTTCATAATCAATAAGAACACCTGGATGACGTAGATTATACAAATCGTTTAAGTGCATTTGGTATTCAACAGAAAACATTCCTGCTTGAGTAGAACTAGCATTAATTGGCCAAACACCATTAACAAAAATCATAGAGTCTGGAAGGGTAACATACTTATTTGTTACATCATCCGCAGTAACTAAATGTTTACGATAATTTCTAACAATTGAATCAGAGTGGTATTCCTGATAAAATTGCATTGCTTCATCGATACGATCTTCCAATTGATCTTCATCAACATTAATCTCAATCACTGGAGCTCCAAGCGCTCTTAAGCAATAATCGATCAATCCTTGTCTTGAATTTGGTTTAGCCATAATTCTATTTATTCTGATTTATGGTGCCACTGGATAATCTACTTCACCATTCTCGTCGATGTTATCCGTAAGGTCACGCAAGTTTTGGCGATAGGTAGCCCAAGCAGAACGAGTATCTTCGTCAAGCGGAGAATCACTTAATTGCGTCCAATCGGAATTAGCTAGCAGATTGTTTCGCTTCCGCCTAATCACTTCTTTCATTGGCTCTGGATTTTCTGCCCAAAGCTTACCTCTAAGGCTAACCAAGTTTCCATTAATTAAAAATAGTGGCGAACTTGATGACTCAAGCTGTAGAGCTTGTTCGTCTGTGATTTCTACAACGCTGTAAATGTCGGGGACACTTGTTAGCTCTTCTGCAGATGTTTCGAGGATAAATCCCTCCGTATCAATTAATGCGTATTTCATAATTTTTATAGGTCATAAATAACCGTTAAACCTCCATAAGTTGTGCCGTAACCTGTTGCCCCAACAGGGACGTGTATTTCTGTTGTCATTAGACTCCCACTCCCGAATGAGCCCTGTGCTGCCAAAGTAGGGGCAGTTGTAGCGAGGCAGTTCAATGAAGTCACTGGCGAATATCCAAAAGCCGTCTCTCCAAGTGAAGTCACACCGCTTCCTATCGTAATACTAGTTACCTCATTGCAGAATGCGAAAGCGTAATTTCCAATAGTGGTCACACTATCAGGAATAGTTATGCTAGTCATAATGTTATTATGAGAAAAAGCGTTATTTCCAATTGAAATTACACTATCGGGAATAGTTAGGTCGGTAAGGGCTTCGCATTGATAAAAAGCCCTATTTCCAATCGTGGTCACACTATTAGGAATAGTTACGCTGGCAAGTTGTGAACAGTTACTAAAAGTGTAATTTTCAATCGAAGATACACCATCAGGAATAGTTATACTGGTAAGACCACTGCCACTAAAAGCGCCATCTCCAATCGAAGTTACACTATTGGGGATAGTTATGCTAGCTAGCGATGAATTATTTTGGAAAGCCCAACTTTCAATCGTAGTTAAACCGCTAGGAATAGTTACGCTGGCAAGTTCCAAGCAGTTCTGAAATGTATAATCTGCAATCGTAGTTACACCACTAGGAATAGTTATGCTAGTAAGCTCCGTGCAATTGCGGAAAGCCGCATTTCCAATAGAAGTCACGCTGTCAGAAATAAAAATAGTTCCAAGGCTTAGACAACCTTCAAAAGAATTACTTCCAATTGACGTCACACGACTTCCTACATAGATGGTAGTGATGCTGTCATTAAGCGAAAAAAGATGCTCATATGAGATGAAGGTGTAATTGTGTGTTTGTACATCTGCACCATATGAATCAAACACAACCGTATAGGGATAGGTTACTATTCCGATAGCGTCACGAGCTTCAGATGTATTGGATGCATCTAGAAGATCAACTATAGTAGAACTAGAACCTGACACTTTAAAAACATCTGAATCGTCTGCTTTTAAATCAATTTTTTGATCTGTTTCGGCTTTAGTATAAGATACGTTAGGATCTATTAATAGATCTTGCCCTATGTAAATTTTATTACTCATTGTATTATATTTATATTAAAAACAAAAATTAAATAGTTATGCGAGGATTAACATCAACTTGTCCTCAATTACTCGTGTAACTACGGTTGGTAAGCCATCAGAAAGAATTGCAATATCATAAACGTTTGGTTTATCCATAATTCTATTTATAAGATTGTCTGCAACCATGCACATACTCTCGCGCTTGTGAGCGTGAGATTTCCATCTTTAACTGTTCTAAAATTAATTACATCGTTTTCGTCGAATATTATATTTAAATTTGAAACAACCTCTACCTGTGATTTTTTAGAACTAGAGCTTGATAAAGGTTGTGTTATTACACCTTTTGCACCAGTAGCAACACCATTTTTATAAACCTCTACTTCGATATCCTCAGTAGTTGTATTTCCCGATGAAATTTCAACATTTAATGATATCTTTAATAGTTTTGATTTAAATGCAATTGGTATACCTTGATTCGCAGGTGTTTCATCCCCATTTCCAAAGCTCCATTCAAATCCATAATCGTTAATATCCGCGGCTTCTTCTGCCCATATTGGATATATTGAACCATAGATATTATCAGCTTGAACATATCCATCAACATCGATACCATCAGATTTAATATTAAGAGTCTCATTATCATAACCAATCTTAACTGTAGAAGCGTCTTTATTATAAACGTTCTTACCTATAGCAATACAATCTGAATCGGTTTGACATCCTGGGCCGATCTGGAAAGCTTTATAGTTACCTACATTATCACTATCGAAGTTCAATAAAATATCTCCTATAGTTTCGTTATGTATACCATCGAAACTTCCTTTATACAGTGTCCATCCTGTACCATCGAATGGCGCAAAAGATGTTAAATCTGCCTGACTAAGTCTATTACCATATATTATAATGGCACTCAAGCCGTCTCCATCTGGATCTGAGTCAAGCACCCACCCATCTTTAAATATTTCTAAATCTCCTCGCCCGTCAGTAATAAAAACAATATGTTCATTTTGAATGAGATTATGTGGAGTATCCCATGTAGCTTTAAGAGTTTCATCTGTTAAGCGCGCTGGACTAAAGTTTGTTTTTGAATAATGTGATAAACTAACTTGATTGTTTGGATTTACCGCATTCTCCGCGGCAACTGTACTTAAACTAACCGAACCAGGCGATAAAGCAGTTTGATCTGTTCCAAGCGGTACTTCTTG